CACCTCCACTCCTGGGTCACGAGGACTATCCGCTCGCGCGGATGGTTCTTCGTGGCTCGAGAGCTGAAGGTGCTGTGCCACGAGGTCCGTTGCGCTTCCTTGCGGTCTTACTGTGATAGTGCCCCTCGCGTCCCTAGGGATGTGAGGGCCTGTCTCGTGAGACTGGCGCACAAGGAGTCGCGCAACGGGTTCTCCTTTAGCAGGCTCTCGCGAGCGCTCCCCCGACCTGTGACCGGTCGGGTGGATGCGTTGCGCGAGGCGCGCCTGCTTCAGGAGGTCGCGTGTCCCACACCGGACTGGGCCCTGAGGCTTCTTGGGGACTACGTGCGTGTAAACGCGCGTGCGTCCTTCAGAACCCCCAGGGCCCTCCCCTCCTCGTCGTCGTCCTGCTTCGAGTGGCCTGCCACTCGGGGCGGTGTCGACGGCTACCTCCGTCATCGAGGACTGCTCGAGTCTCTTGGTTTGGGCATGATGGGTGGTTCCACCATTCGTCTTGTCACCAGGAGGTTCGGGCAGTTCTGTCAGGATAGCCTTGGGACGTTCTGTCTCAGGACCATCCGGGACAACGTGGTCTCCTTGGAGACCTCGTCCGATGACCAGGTCGTGAGGTGCCTCGGAGTCTTGGTGCTCAGGAGCGAGCGTGCCGTAAGGCGCGCCCGTTCGTGCGCACTCGAGTCTCCGGGGATGAAGTTCAGGGTCATCGGTGTGCCCGATGCCCTGACCTTCATCGAAGGGACTTGGACCCGCTGGTCTTCGAAGTTGCTTCCTAGGAAGCACTTCGTTCCCAACGGGGGCAAGTTCCCCTCGAACCTCACCGATCTGCCACCAGGTGGAACCTTCCGTTCGCTTGACCTTTCCAAGGCCACGGACGGTCTGTCCCACCAGGCGGTGGAGGTGGTGATCCGCTCCCTGACCAGCGCGGGCGCGATTCGAGCTTCCGAACTCGAGTCGTCCCTCGCTGGCCTTGGGGTTGGCCCCTACGCGACCGTATGGTCGTGCAGGGACCTCCCCGGGGAGTGGATCGCGAGGAGGGGGAGTCCGATGGGCACTCCTCTCAGCTTTGTTGTGTTGTCTTGGATCAACGCTTGCGCCACCGAGGCCTTTACCGCCTCGGTGACCCAT